GACTCAGCTTTTTTAGCTTCGTCATTACTTTTCTTAGCAGAGTCTCGGTATTCCTTAGTCTCAGCTTCACTTGCACCACGGAAACCTAGGTGAATAAACGCCTGTGCTTGTGGTTCGTTGAGAGCTTCGAGGTATACTTTCTCTCCGTCGTTGTTATCAAATTCATCCTTAGGTTGGAAAACGTAGACACCTTTGAATGCGTCTGTTTCTGAAACTTCAGGACTTGAGCCTTTATATTCTTTAGGGTCAATCTTCTTTAGTGCGTCAGCCATAAAAATACTCCTTTATATTCGTTAGTATTAGGCGGTCATGTGAACACGCATTGCACGTCCACGGTTTGTTGGGATGAATGCATCGTAGTAACGACGACCTTCGACAACCCAACCATCAATACCTTGAACTTCTGTCAAAGTACGAATCATATTGAACTTAGTTGGAGCAATAAGAACGTCATCAGCAACGATTAACCATGCTGTGTTTGCAGGTAGGTAGCCGTTAGGTACTGGGACAATCTTTACACCGTCAATTTCAGTTACAACACCACTCTTAACATCAGCGTATGCGTCGTTAGAAGCAAGCTTAAACTCAGTGTTACGTCGTAGTAAGTTCCAAGTAGCACGTGACATGTAAGCAACGAGGTTTGCACCATCTACTTGCTCTGCGTCGAATAGTGTAGCTACAAGGTCAGTAAATAGACCGTATGAGTTGCTTGTTGTAACAGCACCAGCTGTGTCGTTCAAACCGTTCGCAATAGCGTAAGCTTGAAGAGTTGCAAGACGGTACTTGTCAGTGTTAGGTACAGATACTTCACGAACTTGTCGCTTAATAGTTGAACCAACTTCTGTAACCATCATGTTGTCTGCGTAGTTACCACGGTCGATTGAGTAAGTAAATGCCTTGTCTTGTGAAAGAGTAAAGGTTTGTGTACCTAGTGCAAGTTCGACGAGTTGACCGAAACGGTTGTTACCGTTACGGATGTAGTCTACTTCTGGGACTGTACTTGTATTATAGATTGTACCAGAGCGTACTCCGTCAAATTCAATACGAATACCTTTGTTGATGATGAGGTCAGTCTTCGCTTTAGTGAAGTACTTCTCGTCAATCACCTTGAGATGCTTTGCAGCAAAAGGCATAACTGCCATAGTGTTTCTCCTTAGTCTGAAAGAAGTGAGTCCATGAGTGGGTCTTTACTTTGCTTAGGTGAACGATTAGGAGTTTGCATGGTCTTTGATTTCTCTCGTCCCTTGTTCTCTACCTGTTGTCGTGCGCCTATTCCAGTAAGACTACTGATAGATTCCGCTTCTTCTTGTAAATATTGGTACAAGTCTCCGCTTACATCTACAGGGTTACCGTAACCATCCAGCTTAACGTGCATAGCTTGGAAAGCGTCGATTGCTCTATCAATCCTTGCTTTCACTGCTGGGTCATCACTACTGAGTACGTCGAAGTCTTTTATTGCTCGTTCGTACCCATTACTGAGTTTGTTGGTGTTGGCATCTACCTTGTTGGTGTATGCATCAATTTGTAATTGTCTGAGAGCTAGGTCACGATTATCTTCGGCTTCAGCAAGATAGTTGTCTTGTTGTTCCTTGATAGAAAGTTCCCGTTGCTGTTTTGCTTGGATTCGCTTTTCAGCCTGTTCGCGATTAAAGGCCTTACGCTTCTCCTCATCAGACTGTTCGACTTCTTCGGCTTCCTGAGTTTCCTCTGCGTCCTCGGTTGTCTCTGTGTCATCTGCATCAGTTTCTTCATCATTAGATTGCTCTTCTGATTCAGTCTCTTCTGCCTTTTCCGTTGATTGCTCATCGGTCGTAGTTTCGGATTGTTCTTCACTATCCTCATCAAAGTTGATGTCATTGATACCGCTTAAATCGGTTTCTTGAACCACTACGTCGGTTGACTGTTCGTCTTCCATATTTTCTCCTTGTCTTTATCTGTCGTTGAATAGGTGACGGGCCTCTACAGTTAACGATGTGAGCGTTGGATTAAGGGAAATCCGATTGGGCTACGAGCTTCATAACCCAATCGCAAGTACCTTATGCTCTGCTTCTCCTCACTTTAAAGTGGCGATGACTGGGATGACCTGCACCTTCACAACTCATTACTTCACCACGGTCTACCCATACATGTTTCACACTTGGAAGATTACTAATATCAACCGAGTATTCAATAACAGGTTCTTGTGGTTCTTCTAGGGATGTGTCGTTCATTCTTTGTTATCCCTCAACATGTTAGTAAGGCGAGTCTTCAACTGGTTGAGCTTCTCAATAGCTTTCTCATTAGCAAGTATCTCAATCTCTAATGCGTTGTTACCTACAGCAATAGCCGCCTTTACTTGTACGAAGTCAATCACTCGTAGTTCATCAATCTCTTTCTGAATTTCAGCAGATACAATATCACCTGATGGGAGTAACTTAGCACGCTTGTCTGCATTCTCACGCTTCTTAGCTTCTTGTGCTTGGGCTACTTGTAGAGCTTTGTCACTAGCGAATGAAGCACTTGAGCCTCCTGTGTAGGGTAGACTTTTCTCGTTCATAGTTGGCCTCCTTGTTGTTCAAGCCCGTACTGCTCTAGTACTGGGATAATATCTTCTATTGGTAAACCTTGAGCTTCTGCTGCGAGCGCAGTGAGGGCAGTTGTCTCATCCACGCCGTATTCATCCATGATTGCTTGTACGTTAGATGCTTCCTCTTGGGTCATATCTGACTCTTCTGGCATCATCTCAACAGGTAACTCAGGTGGTAATTCTTGCATTTGTTCTTGTGGTAGTTCAGGTTGCATCTCTTCTACTGCTGGTTGAGCCATTTGCTGTTCGACCATAGCTTGTTGTTGTATCTGTCCTTGCATCGCCATCTCATCTTCTGGGGTAACATCAGTAAGTATCTTGTCGTTATCAGAAGTGAGGGAAACAATCTCACCAAACAGTTCACCTGGGTTAAGCTTCTTCTCCCCTAACATAATAGGTTGACCAGTAGCAAGTACTTGCATGGTTGCAGGGTTAGAGATAAGTTCAGCAACTCGCATGAGTCCTTCAAGCTTCTCTGCGTCATCGGTGCTCTTGTCCTGTTCAGGGTCTACTTCAAAATCAAAGGTAGCACGTGCGGTGTCCCAGATAATCTCTAGTTGGTTAGACATATCACCGTTCTCATCTTTAGGAAACTCTAGCCCTGCTTTGATAAGCATCTCACGCTCGTCGTCTGAAAGCTTGAGTAGGTCTGTACCTTCCATGTTAGCGAAGTGAGTATTAATCATAGACTTAGCAACGGCTGCATATGTAATGTATAAGTTGTCTTTAAAGTCCTCGTCATCAATAGAGAGGTTAGCAGCGGCAAGTTTAACACCAGCTGGAGTACGTGAACCTGTTGGGTCGCCTGCACCTTGAGAGGTTGTTGTGTCACCTGTAGGGATAAGCTTGTTAAGTGAAGCTTGGTACATAGACATACGCTCAGGTAGCCCTTGGTAGGTAGAGCTATTCACTTGTACGGGAGTAACTCGTGCATTACCTGTGAACCACTGAGCACGTTGGGCATAAACAATTGACTCTAGGTCTGCACTCTCTGCATCACCATTAATATCAATAGGTGGCTCAAGCCCTAGTTGAGTAGCTAGAATGTCTGCCTGTCGGAAGTAATCAAGAGAGTTTTGTGTACCACCAGCAAGCTTAACGATACCAATACCGTAAGGGTTTACGAAGTCCTGGTAACAATAAAGGAAGTGAATAGGGCCATCACCTGTTGGGTCTGGGTTACTCCATTCACGTACTGTTTGGTCTGTACCTTCGTGATACATGTAGAACGGTGCATCAACACCATCTTGTACAGCGATACAGAACTTAAAGCCTGATTGCTTTACTTCAGCTGTGTTCTGAGTACGAGGTGTATCTTGTGATTGTCGTTCTTCTGTTGTGCCAGTCTTAAGGATTTCTTTTAATGCCTTAACATTCCATTTGTTATAGCCTTCTTTGCCTGATTCTTTAGCGGTTTTGTTTTCTTCTTCGGCCTGTTCAATCATGCTTTCTAGTTGAACTTTCGAGTAATAGACATCCCAGAACTTAACCTGTGAGTCATAGTCTGAAATCTTCCCTGGTTCTAAAGTGACGTCCTGTGGTTGAGCAACAATGAAATCAGCGTGGCGTTTACCGTATGACTCAACAAAGATAGTGATGATAGGTACTGAACCATATCCGGCTGCTTTACGAACGGCATCTTTCCACTTACGAATGAATGGGGCTTGAGTGTTAGCATAAGGGATGATGTCCTTTTCCCAGACGATGTTAGCGAGTACTGACATCCATGCTTCATCTCGGTCTAAAGCTTTGACACGGCCTGAGAGTGTACCAGAGACGATACGTTTAGGTAACTTAAATAAGGCA